CGGTCTTGCTTCCAAGCACATTGAGAATGAGTCTGTCCATAAACATGCCTTCCTCATCAGTGCAGCGATCAGCATTAGAGTGCTTAAGATTTGCGATGACTTGCGCTAGTTTCTTGATAAGCTCTTCACCGTTGTAACCGCGATTGTGAAGACTCTCCATGATTGCCACGATTCCATCCGATGTTATGGCCCCCCGACCTGACACCGACTCCATGAATCTGGCAATTGGACTGATTTGAGACTTCTCGCTCATGCCATCATATGCCCAGCGCCCCCACGCATTAAGCATGTGAGACACCCACACTCTATTTTCAGGTAAAAGCCTTGGTTTGAAGCCGAGGTCTTTTGCTCGTTTAATGGTGGCTAGAAGTGCAAGCTGATCATCTGGAAGGTCATGCTTAGCTCTAACGTCGCTAAAAAACTCTTCGTCTGTTTTCCTTAGAAATTCATTAGCTACTCTCGCAGCATCTAATTTCTCTGAATATTCTCCTAAAGAGAAACACTGCCCAAAACGCCATATTTTTACAGCATACTTTCCATTGACGCGGTTCTTGCTCACGCAGCGCATGCCAGAGGTATTGTTTTACCAAGGCGTCGGTTGTGGGAATTTTGCTTTCGCGTAGCCTCTCGGAGATTGAGAATGCGATTGTCAGATGGGTTTCCGTTGATATGGTCGATATCTTCTTTAGGCCATCTGCCATGGAAGTAAAACCATGCCAACCTATGGGCTGCGTATTTCTTCCCTTTGATGCTTACGTAGATATAACCGTTATCGCCGATCATGCATCTTGTGCGGATGCCGTTATGCTGCCTTGAACTAAAATTTCCAGTCTCAGGGTTGTAGTAAAAAGCCTCCCTGACCTTAGCCAACTCAAGCTTCTGCTCGTCATCGATTTCTATCAGTTTGGTTGTGATCATCTACGCTGCCTCCGGGTCATGGTCTGGCTTATTCGTTCCTAACCGGTTACGCACTTCCCGCAGCTGCTCTCGCACATAATCAAGACTGCGCTCAAGCTCTTGCTCTTTTCCAATCAGCACCTGCTCGGTATGCATATCGCGCTGACGCTGCCATTTGACTTGCTGGATGTTAGTTACTGAGCACATACTGGTTCTCCTACTAAGCTATCTAACTGGCGACGCATCATCTTCAGTGCCCCGTCCGGGAATGGCTGACGGGCTAAACCTGCGAAGATGGCGCGGATTTTCTTGTCGCGGATGCGCTTGAGTAACTCGGTTACTGTTGCGCGGATGGTGGCGTTTACTTTTCTGTCTTCGAGCTGTGCGAAGCGCACGGATAACTCCACTGTGACCAGAGCATCCAGATATTCCTCACAGACCTCTCTGCTTATGTCTGTCATGCTTCCTCCAGAAGTTCTGTAATCATTGGCAAGCTCCCGCACGTCTCAGTTACTACCAGCACAAGCATTCCGCCTTTAATCGCCTGACAGCGCTTGATGCGCATATCGTCTATCTGACCGTCATCCAGCCAGAAGCCCGCACTGGTGAGTGCGTCAAAAACGGCTTTGGGCAGATTGTCCAAATCTCGTTTGCGGTTATCGGGGGGTGCTGCGTGGATGGTGATTCTGATGCGAGGTGTGATTTTGATGTCTAACTGTTGTTGCTGGATTATTTCTATTACTTCTTTTCGGTATCTCTTTCCCCAGTCGCTGATGTAGTGGATGCCTCGTGAGTGTCGCCAGTACCGGTTATTCGATGGCGGCCAGGGTAGCTGCAAAAGATATCTATTCATCTGACAGATAACCTCCCTCCGTTCGCCAACTGCCTTAGCGTCAAGACAATGGCTCTGTCCATTTCAGCCCTACGTTCTTCCCGGGTCATATCCTTTCCGTTGTCTATGCGCGTATGGCATTGTTCGCATAGCGCCGCCGTTAAACAATCATCAACCTTCAGTCCAATTCCCTTCCCTTCGTTCCGATGTGCCGCCTGAACTCCATATCGACCACACAGAACGCAGCAATCTATCTCCCTGACTGCCTGAAGCCATTTACTGCTCCGGTATATTGCCATCTGAGATATCTCCGTTCGGATCACGATAAATCAGCCACTCATCCACGCATTCAAAACATGCGTATGTTTCCTCTGGCGTTAGCTCCTTCGTGCAGCCTGCGCACAACGTTCGACGTATGCTCTGCTGCTCGTAGTATTGGGCTTCGTGGGGGCTAAGCATGTTTAGCGTCCTGCATCTTGAGGAAGACAATCATGGCGGCTCTGAGTGGGTTGTCGTTAAAGTGGTATGCCTCGTTTGGGTAAAATTCTTCAGCTCCCCATTTTCCACGTGCATCAGTCTCACTCATTGCGTAAATGCTGATTTTGTTATCAGTGATAATCGGCCATGCGTCTGCCGGTTTGTTGCAGTAGTCAACCAGCGTTTTGTTGTCTGCAAGAAGAATTGTCGCGTCATCTTGCATGATGATTCGTGCGTAACTGCTTAGCTCATGTCCAAGCGCCTTACACACCATCATGTTTATCTGTGCGTCATGTAGCTGTGAATAGTTCATATCAATGCAACCTCGCTGCTGTGGTTTCTTCCGGCATGCCACCCTCGATTAACCGGATAAGGATTGTTTTGTCGCCAATGTCCACGCAGATAGCCTTATCGTCATCTGCGAATGTTGTCGCTTCCAGATAGTCGAGCATGAGGTTGAAAATCACGTCCCAATGGTCGATACCGTCACTGGACATATCCTCAAGCAGGTCGTGTAATCTGTCAGCGTAATCGTCTGCTGAACTCATTGCCATATCCTCTGTTGATACTGACTTCTACCCTTTGGCTCGCTGGCGTACTCAGGAAGCAAGGCTCCCACTACCCACAGGCGCGGGTCAGCGCTCAAATGCTTGGTTGTTTGTACGTTTCGGGAGTGATAGAGAGTGATAAGTTGGTTGGCTTCGTCAGTTGTCATTGGTGGATGGTAGAAGTATGTTCGCTTCACTCATACCTCCTGTCAGTGAATCTGACGTTCTGACCTGTTGCCCATGCCATCGTATACTCAATGAGGCTAGCCATACGCCCTACGCTCATCTCTGCGCTGCTTTCTCGGATGTTGACGTACTCACCTTCCAGACCAGGAACAACTTCAGCCTCCTGCTTTGTAGCGACTGCATGACCACTAATCAGCAATACCTTCCACTGCTCAGGCTTTAGTTGCTTTCCGCACCATGTGACCTGACGAGAGATATCGCCCAGCATCGCGTGAAAACGTGCGTTCTGGTCGAGGTTGCGCTTGTAGTCAGAGATTCGAATGGTGATGGGTCTGTCGTTGTCGAGTGGTGATGCGAGGATGGCGTTTATTGCTGACTGCTGTTGCTGCTTACTTCGAAGGAAGATTGTCTGTTTCATCTCCCGCTCTCCGGTTCCATGAACTGATCGCATCTTCGCGGCCTAATTCTTCAGGACCTTCACCGCCACAATCTCGGCAGATGACTGAATTCCAGTCGCGGCCTACGTGGTTAATGACAAGGTCTTTTGATCCGCAAAATGGGCACGGCTTTAAATCGCTCATACTCACTCCTTCACTTTGATTCCAGCGGCGCGGATGGCTTCAGCGCAGTAGTCGATAGCGCAGTTGTGGCCTTTGTCGAACTCATCCTCAACCATCACCTTGTCATCGAGTTTTATCTCGATAGCTGCGCGAGATGCCTGCCAGCCTTTCCATGCCATATGCGGCACGTAATCCCGATAGCAGTTGCGCCTTTCATCCCATGTAAGGTCATCAGGAGTGAACTGCATAACCTCTAATGCCCATTGCTCGAAAGCCTTTCTTGATTCGTCCATATTCCTCTCCATCAAAAACTATCGTTGATTTGTTTAAGCGCTATAGCCATCACCAAAAGCAGAACCAAACCTGGAGGCGACATTAGCGCATCAATGATTTCCATCATTCCTCTCCATCAGCGTGCTGGGGTGTTAAAACTCTTCGTGGGTAATCTTTCCGCAGTGAACACATTGCAGGTGGTAGCAGATTGATATTCGGTAAGGATGCTCGGAATTTTGGCATTGATAGTATTTTTTTGTGTATTCTCCCATCTTGTTCCACTGGTGCATCCCAAAGAAGCACTTCCAGTTTCGTGTGTCAGTCATGATGTCCGCACCTCTCTCAGTCTCTGGTTGATAAATGCAGTCAGTGGGTTGCATTGTCCCCATTCGATTACTGGCTTCTTGCTGTATACCCACGCGCTCTTATGGCACCAGTCACGATGTAACTCACCGTTGGCTGCCATGCACTTAAGCATTTTTGTAACGAGCTTCTTGTCGATACCTGTGGCATTGGCAATGTCTACTGCCATTCCAGTTTCGTGCTCTTCGATGTAGCGGAGGATGGATTCCGTACGCTGCTTGTGAAGCTCCGTGAGGCGGTAGAAGTTGGCACCCTTCGTCACATGCTCAACCTCGATCAGACCATCTTTAACGAGGTCATGAAGTAAGAGGTTTACGTGTGATTTGTGGCAACTGAAGAGTTTTGCTAACTGCGCTGCAGAGGTGGGAATGTTTGTTTCAAGGTGGTTGAGTATTTTGTCTCGTGTGTTCATTTAAAACTCCGATACATTCTCCTGTCGCCACACCTCGTCATATTCAGACTTGGGCATGTTTGCGACGTAGTTGTAAGGTGATGCGCCATCAAGCTGCAGGAACTGGTGAGACTGGTCATCAAGGAATAGCGGAACGCCACCCTCCCAGCCTTCTCCGTTACGTTGCTTTTCTAGCATGAGAACGGAAGCCGGTGACGCCAGAAGCTGTTCGTCTTTCTCGCTTAGTTGCTCTCCTGCCTGAACGCGCTGTAACGCTCTCTCGCGGCCTTTGTTACGCCAGATGAT